GCGCAGAGGCTGCACATGTCCGGCACCGCCACCCCTCCGACCCCGAAGTTCAAGGCCAAGCAATTCCGCGTCGCCACCGAAGGTGCCACGACCGACGGCCGCACCATCGACCGCGCCTTCATCGAGCAGATGGCGCGCAACTACGACCCGAAGAAATACGGCGCCCGCATCTGGATGGAACACATCCGCGGCACCTACGCCGACAGCACCTTCCGCGCCTATGGCGACGTGCTGGCCCTCGAAGCCAAGCCGGTGGAAGACGGCAAGCTCGGCCTGTTCGCCACGCTGCAGCCGCTGCCCGACCTGGTCGACATGACCACCAAGGCCAAGCAGAAGATCTACACCTCGGTCGAGATTAGCCCCAAGTTCGCCGACACCGGCGAGGCCTACCTCACTGGCCTGGCCGTGACCGACTCGCCCGCCAGCCTGGGCACCGAGGTGCTGAGCTTCGCCGCGCAGAACCCCAAGGCCAACCCGTTTGCCAGCCGCAAGAGCGCGGCAGACGCGCTGTTCAGCGCTGGCGAGCTGGTCGAGATGGCCTTCGACGCCGAGCCACAAGACGACGACCTTGGGAAGAAGTTCACCGCGCAGATCAAGGGCCTGATGGCCAAGTTCACCGGCCGCGCGCGGGGCGACGACGAACGCTTCGGCGCCGTGCTCGAAGCCATGGAGGCCGTCACCGAGCAGTTCGCCGCCCAGGCCACCGCCAAGGCTGCGAGCGACAAGCAGCTGGCCGAACTGCAGGGCCAGTTCACCAAGCTGCAGGCCGACCAAGTCGAGCTGCGGAAGCTGCTCGACACCACCGACGCCAGCCGTCACAGCACCCGCCCGCCGGCCACCGGTGGCCCGTCCAGCGTGCAGACCGACTGCTGACCCGCCCTCCCCACCTTCACCCCGGAACCCACATGCGCAACGAAACCCGCAAGGCGGTCAACGAATACTTCGCCCGCCTGGCCCAGCTCAACGGCGTTGACAGCGTCACCCAGAAATACGCCGCCTCGCCGTCCGTCCAGCAGACCCTGGAAACCAAGATCCAGGAAAGCTCGTCCTTCCTGCAGCAGATCAACATGGTCGGCGTGCGCGAGCAGACCGGCGAGAAGCTGGGCCTGGGCGTGTCCGGCCCCATCGCCAGCCGCACCAACACCAACAACACCGACCGGGCGCCGCGCGACATCAGCACCCTCGACGCGCTCGGCTACGCCTGCAAGCAGACCAACTTCGACACCTTCATCAGCTACTCGAAGCTGGACACCTGGGCCAAGTTCCCGGACTTCCAGGCCCGCGTGCGGGACGCCATCGTCAAGCGCCAGGCGCTGGACCGGATGATGATCGGGTTCAACGGCACCAGCGCCGCGGTGCAGACCGACCTGGCCGCCAACCCGCTGCTGCAGGACGTCAACATCGGCTGGCTGCAGAAGATCCGCAGCGAGGCGCCCACGCATGTGATGGACGACGGCGCCGTGGCCAACAAGGTCACCTTCGGCACCGGTGCCGGGGCCGACTACAAGAACCTCGACGCGCTGGTGTTCGACGCCCTGATGCTGCTGGACCCCTGGTACCGCGAAGACCCAGGCCTGCGCGTGTTCATCAGCCGCGACCTGATGCACGACAAGCTCTTCCCCCTGGTCAACAACCCCACCGACCCAACCGAAATGATCGCAGCGGACATGGTGGTCAGCCAGAAGCGCGTGGGTGGCCTGCAGGGCGTGCAAGTGCCTTTCTTCCCGGACGGCACCATCCTCATCACCCGCTTCGACAACCTGTCCCTCTACTGGCAGGAATCGGCCCGCCGCCGCAACCTGGTGGACAACGCCAAGCGCGACCGCATCGAGAACTACGAGTCGTCCAACGACGCCTACGTCGTCGAGGAATACGGCATGACCGCCCTGGTCGAGAAGATCGAAGCCAAGAACTGACTTTCCCTTGGCCGCTGACTGCGCCGCCGTGCGCAGCGCGGCCCCTTTTACAGCCCGCCCCCACCGACCATGCGCAGCCCTGCCCTTGCCGCCCGCGAACGCACCCAGGCCCGTCTGGCGGCCGCCTCCTCGCCCTTCGGCGTGCCCGTGGTGGGTGACGCTCACAACCTGATGCTGGCCCAGCTGGTCGAGCACCGCCGCGCGCTGAAGGACATCCAGTCCGTCGAGCGCAAGATCGAAGCCAAGCGCCTCTTCCTGCCCATCTACGACGCCTGGGTGGACGCCACGCTCGCGCACGGCAAAGGCGGCCAGGATCCGATCATCACCACGGTGCTGATCTGGCACATCGACGCCGGCAACTACGCCCGCGCCCTGCAGATCGCCCGCTACGCCGTGCAGCACAGCCTGGAGCTGCCGGACCAGTACGAGCGCAGCCTGGCCGTGGCCCTGATCGACGAATTCGGCGCCGCCTACCTCACCGGCAAGATGACGCCCGACCAGGCGCTGCAGATCCTCGCCGACGTGCTGCAGCTCACCAGCGAACACGACGCACCCGACCAGGCCCGCGCCAAGCTGCACAAAGCCATTGGGTACGCCCTCATCGGCAAAACCGGCCCTGGCGACGTCGAGCTCGACAAGGTCGCCCCGGCCATCGCCGCCCAGGCGCTGCAGCACTGCCGCCGCGCGCTGGAGCTGTTCGAGCAGGTCGGCACCAAGAAAGACATCGAGCGCCTGGAGCGCCGGCTGAAGAACGCCGGCGAGCCCAGCGCCGTCCCCGTCCGGACCCCGGAGCCGGGCGGCTCGGGTTGATTCCGCGGGCCTCGGCCCTACCGGATGACGCCCGACCACCGCCCACCTACAAGCACTTCCAGCCGTCACGCCTCGCGCCATGAGCAGCTTCCAGCCCACGCCCACCCCAGGCACCGCGCCAGAACTCCCCATCACCAACGACGGCTGGTTCCCGGACGTCGACCTGGTTGCCATGCGCAAGGCCTGCCGCCTGGACGGCACCGTCACGCCCGAGCGCCTGCGCAGCGCGGCCGTCACCGCGGTGCTGCACGTCAACGACCAGCTCGCCGCCTGGAAGCAAGCCCAGCTCGATATTGGCCTGGCCAGCTTGGCCGACGTGCCCAGCCCGCAGATCGACGGCAGCACCCGCGCCCAACTGCTCTACACCCGCGCGCTGATCGGCCAGGTGCAGAGCCAGCTGATCGAGCAGTACCGCGACTACGACACCACCGCCAAGGGCGACAAGCGGGCTGATGCGATGGACCCTCGCATCGACGACGCGCGCCGCGACCTGCGCTGGGCGCTGAGCGATCTGCAAGGCCTGCCGCGCTGCACCGTGGAGCTCATCTGATGCGCGTCCGTTCGCAGCAGGGCGACACGCTCGACCGCCTGGCCTGGCGCCACCTCGGCGCCACGGCCGGCGTGGTCGAGGCCACGCTGCTGGCCAACCCCGCGCTGGCCGACCTCGGCCCGGTGCTGCCGCTGGGCACCGTGATCGAGCTGGTGCAGCCACCGTCCCCCATCAACACCCAGACCGTGATCCTGTGGCAATGATGAAAGCCCTTCTGCCGTTCGACACAACCGCGCTGGCCCCTTACTGGGCCGCTGTGCGCGACACCACCAGCTGGATCGCCAGCGCCATCGGCGTGGCCGCCGCCATGGGCTGGGTCAACCTGGCCGTGGGCCTGCTCAGCGCCGTCTGGCTCGCCACGCAGATCTACCGCTTCTGGCGCTGGGAGGTCTACGCCCTGCGCCGGCGCCACCAGGCCGAAGAAGCCACTGCCCACCCACCGGAGCCCCACCCTTGAAACTCGCCCGCTTCCTGCACCGCGCCGCCACCGCGCGCTGGCTGCAGTTCGTCCTGCTGCCGCTGGCCGTCCTGGCCTGGTTCACCTTCACCGACCCGAGCCGTGACGCGGCCGACACCTTGCTGCGCGTGCAGATCTGGGCGCAGGCGCTGCTGATCACCGGCGTGGCCTACGCCATCGCCAAGAGCCTGGCCGGCCGCGTGGCTGGCGAATCCCTGGCCAAGTCGGCCGGCCTGGGCAGCGTCGGCGCCGGCATCGCCTTCGCAGGCCTGTGCGTGCTGCGCGGCCTGGTGCTGGTCGGCCTGCTGCTGTTCTTCGCCCTCTCGGCCCGCGCAGAGATCCCGCCCGCGGCCCAGAAGCAGTTGCCGGTGCTGCGCGCCCAACTGCAGCAAGCCTGGCCAGACATGCCGCAGCCGGCCTACCTCGGCGCACTGATCGAGCACGAGAGCTGCATCACCCTGAAGCATCCCCGCTGCTGGCAACCCACCGCCAGGCTGAAGACCGCTCGAGAAGAAGGCGCAGGCCTGGGCCAGCTCACACGCGCCTGGCGTGCCGATGGCAGCCTGCGCTTCGACGCGCTGGCCGAAGCTCGCCGGCTCGACCCTGCCGGCCTGGCGGCCCTCACCTGGTCCACCGTCTACCAGCGGCCCGACTTGCAGATGCGCGTGGTGATCCTCACCAGCCGCAGCAACTGGCACCGGCTGCAGCCGTTGGTGCCAGACCCAGCAGCACGATTGGCCATGGCAGATGCTGCCTACAACGGCGGCCTGCAGGGCCTGCTGAACGAGCGCCGGGCGTGCGCCCTTCGTCAGGGCTGCGACCCGGGCCAGTGGTTCGGCCACGTGGAGCGGCTCTGCCTGAAGTCCCGCCAGGCCCTATACGCCGGCCGCAGCGCCTGCGACATCAACCGCCACCACGTGGCCGACGTGCTGCTGGCGCGCATGCCGCGCTACAGCCCGTTCCTGCCGCCGCTGAGCAGCTGACCGTCCACCGCCGCCCATGCCTCGCCTCTTCTCGCCCAGCACCGCCATCGGCGCCGCCCTGGCCGTGGCCGCACTCGCGTGCACCTATGCAGCAAGCCAGCACGCGGCCAACTTGGCCTGCCATGTCGATCAGCAGGCTGCGGCGCTGCGCCGCGCCAACCAAGTCACGAAGCTCAGCGAGCAGCACCGGCACGCCGAAGCCCAGCTGCGCGAGCAGCTCGCCGCCCAGCTCACCACCGCTCAGGAAACCCATGCCCGACTTCAAGCCGAGCGCGATGCTTTTGCTGCTCGCCTGCGCAGCGGCGCTTCCCGCGTGTCAATCCCTGCCGCCCGCTGCATCGCCAACAGTGGCGCCGGTCCAGCTGCCGCCGCTGGGGATCTCCCCGCGCGAGCCGAACTTGCGCCAGAGACTGCACAAGCTCTGGACCGAATCGCCAGCGACGGCGACGACGCCATCGGCGAGCTGAACCGCTGCATCGCCGCCTATGAGGCCGCGCGCGCCATCGTGAACGCCACGCCCTGAAGCCATGCTCAAGCCCCAGAGCCTGCTGGACTTCCTCACCGCCGCGGTGCCGCTGTTCCAGAGCGCGCCTGACCAGCTGAGCATGCTGGTGCGCCGCGGCCGCATCGTCTGCGCCGGCGCCAGCTCCCTCAGCTTCGAATACGCCTACACGCTGCAGCTGGTCGCCCTGGACTTCACCGGCCACCCGGACGCCATCGTCGTGCCGCTGCTGGCTTGGTTGCGGACGAACCAGCCAGACATTGCCGATAACCCCGAGCTGCGCGAGAAGGCCGTTCGCTTCGAGGCCGAATACACCGGCCGGAAGCAGCTGGACGTGATCATCGAACTGGACCTCACCGAGCGCGTGCTGGTGACCCGCCGTCCGCCGGCGGACCCACAGCCGGACCCCACCACCACCTTCGAGCGCTGGGACATTCGGCACGTCGGCGAACCCGAACGGGACAGCACCACGTCGATGAACGAGCACTGGGAGCTGTACAGCCCTGACGGCGAGCTGCTCAACGCATGGGACATGGCCCCGGACCGGTTCTGACGCGATGGACGACATCGAAGCCCTTGGGAGCTGGCTGGAACCCCTGCTGGCTAGGCTCCAGCCGGCCGAGCAGCGCAAGCTCTCGCGTGAGCTGGCCAACGAGCTGCGCCGCCGCCAGAGCGCCCGCATTGCGGCCCAGCAGAACGCCGATGGCACGCCCTACCAGCCCCGGGCCAAGCCGCGCCAGCACAAAGACAGCACCGGCCCGGCAAAGGCTGAACGCCAACGCGTGCAGGCCATGTTTGCCAAGCTGCGCACCAACCGGTTTCTGAAGGCCTCGGGCGACGGTCACACCGCCACCGTCCAGTTCGTCAGCCGCGTGGAGCGCATTGCCGCCGTCCACCAATGGGGCCAGCTCGACCGGGTGGAACCTGGCGGGCCACTCGTTGCCTACCCAGCTCGCGAGTTGCTCGGCTTTTCGTACTTCGACATCGAGCAACTGACAGAGGGACTGATCCGCTACCTCTCCACCGTAAGCTGATCCCTAGATCTGAGGAGCCTGCAAGAGACTGCAAGAGACTGCAAGAGACTGCAACGAGTTTCTGCAAAAAGTGGGTGAAGATCGGCGCATTGCTCAACCTCCCCACCCGAAGTAGTACGGAAGCTATCACGATGTCCAAGCGGTATCCCACCCACACTCGCGCTCTGCTGGCAGCGGCCGCCCTGTTGGGGCTCGCCATCTTCCCAGCGCAAGCGAGCACCTACCAGATGACGGTATTGGAGGCCGTGTACACGACCGACTACTACCTGTCTGTCGCTTCAATCGACAACAACGATGTGGCAGTCGGTCAAGCATCGTCGTTCATCTACGGGCTGGCGGCACTCCGGTGGCAACCCGGTAGTAGCCAGGCGGAAATCATCCCTGGCGGCTCGGCTACCGTCTCCGCCGCAATTAGCCGGAAGAAGGGCTACATCGTGGGCTCCCGCTCGTATGGCCATAAACCTGTGCTTTGGAATCCCGACGGCAGTGTCGTGACACTTCTCCCGCTCGAAAAGAACAATTCGCCGGATGAAGCCGGTCAAGACGTCGATGACAAGGGCCAGGTGGTGGGCTCGTCCTATCTAGGCGGAGAAAGATTGCCTGTCGTTTGGAAGCCAGGCCAGACCAAGCCTACCGTGCTGCCGACACCCGCGGGAATGATCTACTCAGTCGCATACAGAATCGCAGCAAATGGTTGGATCGTCGGATATGGATCGGCCGACTACAACAACTATGCACCGCTGGTCTGGAAAGGCGGGGCGCTTCAAGACACTGGAGGGCTGGCCAGCTTCGCTGGCGCGAGCCTCAACAGCGTGAACAGCATGGGCTCCGCCGTTGGCCGGGGTAGCGGGGAAGCAATCCTTTGGCAGCAAGGTGTGGTCACCAAACTACCGCATGTCAAAGGTTCTACCTCGTGCGAAGCCTATGCCATTAACGAAAACGACGAGGTCGTAGGCAATTGCTATGGAAGCGATGATGGCGGTGGCTATAGCGTTGGCGCGCTTTGGAATGGTACCAAGACCATTGACTTGAACACCCGCCTGCAGCCGTCCGACGTGGCTGCCGGTTGGAAGATCATTCGGGGCCTGGACATCAACGACAACGGTTCCATCCTGGCGCAGGCAGAGTTTGGCTCCGACTACCACACGCGATACGTGCTGCTACGCCCTTTGAAAGATTAGTCCCAAAGTGTCCATTGGCTTGGCTGTTCGAATTGCTCTCGAACAGCCGCCCGGACATCGAGTGCCTTGCTGGAAACATTCCGGCACCATGCCGGCATGAATGGGGCATCCGTCACTGAACTGATTCGCCGGCTTGAGCAGCTGGTCCGCTACGGCACCATCGCCGAGCTGGATCTGGGCCAGGCCCGGTGCCGCGTGAGCAGCGGCGAGCTGCTCAGCAACTGGGTGCCGTGGATCACCCTGCGCGCCGGCACCACGTTGACCTGGAACCCGCCCACCGTGGGCGAGCAATGCCTGCTGCTGGCCCCTGGCGGCCGGCCCGAGGCCGCGGTGGCCCTGCTGGGCATCTATTCGGACGCCAATGCGGCACCCAGCAGCAGCGCCGCGCTGCATGCCGTCCACTACCCGGACGGCACCCTCGTCACCTACGACCATCAGGCGCATGAACTGACCGCCACACTGGCCAGCGGTGGCCGCGCCACCATCAATGCGGACCACTGCGCTGTGAACGCGCAGGACGTGACGGTCCATGCCGAACAGATCGCCGTCAACGCGCCCACCACGACCTGGACTGGCAATATCGCCATGACTGGCAACATCCAGCTCACCGGCGGCTTGGCCGCGACGGGCAGCATGGCGGCCGCGGGCAACGTCTCAGCGGGCGGGGATGTCACTGCCGGCGACATCAGCCTGCAGCGCCACGTACACGGCAAGGTTCGCTCTGGCTCAGACGTGAGCGGCATAGCCGAATGACCAGCAGCACCGCCATCGGCATGCAGGCCGACATCGGCCAGGGGCTTGCCAACTCCGATCACCTGACGCAGTCCATCTCCATCGTTCTCACCACACCGGTCGGCTCGCGCGTCATGCGGCGCGATTTCGGGAGCCTGCTGCCCGAGCTGATTGACCAGCCCGATAACGCCATCACTCGAGTGCGCGTGTATGCGGCGGTCGCCGGGGCGCTTATGCGCTGGGAGCCCCGTCTGCGTATCAGTCGAGTCCAGCTGGTCAGCGGGGATGTGCCATGCCGTGCCGAAATTGTGTTGGAAGGCACGTACATGCCTTCCGATGGTCCGCAACACGCGTTGGCACTTCGGATTCCCATCCAGATGCAAGCTTCAACCTGAACCAGCGCGTGCAAAGGACCAATTTGCAGCACAATTGCGTCGTCGTGCGAGACGTTGATAATGTGTTCGACTACCAGAGGGACTGAGAATGGCAATAGAACTGAAAGATTATCTAACCATCGGAATTAGTCTCGCAGCTTTCGGATTTGCTATTGCGTCGTTTTTTGCAAACTTCCGTCAACGCGATTTGGAAAATAGAAGAACGCTACGCAAGACTCTGACTGATATTATTGCAGAAATAAGCAAGGTCAACATTGCACACGCACAACTCGACCTCGAACATCCGGGCTCCACAAGACCACACGTTATCGCTATGCGACGGAATTTCAACGGACAGCGTCGATATCTTGCCTACCATGGCGAGTTTATCGCCGAGCAAATTCCGGGACTTACGAACGACATTGATTTTGTGGCAATTGCTACAGCGTTCGACTCCGCTGGGGATTTTGAACGCGCCAAACGCTACTTCAACCAAGCAGTTGAAAAATCCCCGAGCAACACGCTGCGCGCGACGAATCTAAGGGCCTTGGCTCGCTTCTCTTTCATGCAGGGTCAAGCAGGCCAAGGCCGCAAGTATTACGAAACCTCTCTTCAGCAAGAGCTTCCTGACACAGACAGTTCTCGGCGGTTTATCGCCGATACGCTCCTAATCTGGGCGTGCGTCGAACGGGACACGGGTTTCACTTCAGAATCTTTGCTAATAAAAGATAGGGCAATATCAACTTCGGGGCGTATCGGTAACCCTGCCGCGCGGGAGGATATGATGAAAACCATCAATGAGGCGCTTCCACCGGCGCTTCTACCAAATGGCTGATCTACAGCCTGAAAGCTGTAGTTTTGTGCGCCCGCCTCCCTGCACGCAGCGTGCAACGCCATCGAGCGGTCAATACTAGTGCGCATCAGTCGATCACGCGCATCATCCCAGATCAAAATTAGCATCCATGATCGATTTAAGCCCGATGATCGCTATAGCCAGCGGGGTGCCTGTAGCAATATTGAGCTCGTGGCTTACTGTGAAATTCGCTCTTCGCAGATTTAAATCCGAAAAATGGTTTGAGCGGCGAATTGAGGCATACACCAAGGTGATCGAGGCACTGCATTTGATGAAGCGATGCAACGAGCGTGATATTAACGCATCGTTGCATGGGTTCGAAATAACAGAAGAAGCACGAGACGAGTTGATCACTGCCTATAGAGATGCTTCCAGCGATCTTCGCCGCCTAACCGACATGGGCGCCCTTATATTTTCGGAAGACGCTGTCATTGTCCTTGACTGCCTGCTTAAAGAACTCGATCAAACATCCAATGAAGAGTCTTGGTGGGACCACCTTGATGCAGTGGGGGCAGCAATATCAAAAGCGCTTTCCCAGATTCGGCCAATCGCCAAACGGGACCTGAGCGCTTGAACTGACGCCTCGAAGTTCCGTGGTGAACCGGTCAGCTGGCTTTCTACCACCCGTCGAATAGGAGACCCGTTAAGGCAGCTCCGGCACCATGGTCGACATGATCGACCTATCGCTGCTCGCCGCCCCGGCCCTCGTCGAGCAACTCGACTTCGAGACCATCCTGGCGCAGTGCGTGGCCCAGGCCACCGCCGCGCTGCCTGACCTGGCCGAGACCCTCGCGCTCGAATCCGAGCCGGTCAACATCGTCCTGCAGGTCCTGGCCTACCGCGAGCTGCTGCTGCGCCAGCGCATCAACGAAGCCGCCCAGGCGCTGATGCTGAGCTACGCCACCAGCACCGACCTGGACCAGATCGGCGGGAACTACGGCATCCCGCGCCTGGTGATCGACCCGGGCAACACCAATGCCGTGCCGCCGGTCGCCCCGGTGCTGGAAGGCGACGGCGACTTCCGCACGCGCATCCTGCAGAGCCTGGAGCGCTTCAGCACCGCGGGCAGCGCGGCCAGCTACGTCTATCACGCGATGACCGCCTCGGGCGACGTGCTGGACGCGTCGGCCGTCAGCCCGGTGGCCGGCCAGGTCACCGTCTACGTGCTGGCCCGGGATGGCGACGGCACGGCCTCGGCCGAGCTGCTGGCCACCGTGGCCGCGGCGCTGAACGCCGACACCGTGCGGCCCATGACCGACCTGGTCACCGTGCTGTCGGCCAGCATCGTCCCCTACGCCATCACCGCCACGCTGCTGGTCTCCAACGGGCCGGACGCCGAGACCATCCGCGCCACTGCCGTGCAGGCCGCCCAGGCCTACGTGGAAGACAGCCGGCGCCTGGGCGTGGGCGTGGCGCTCTCGGGCGTCTACCGCGCGCTGCACCAGCCCGGCGTGCTGCGGGCCGAGCTGGCGGCGCCCACGGCAGACGTGGACGTGTCGCCCGGCCAGGCGGCCCGCTGCACCGCCATCAACGTGACGGTGGCCGCTTGATGGCTGACCAGAGCCTTCTGCCGCCCAACGCGACCCCGCTGTGCCGCGCGCTCGCCAGCATGGGCCAGCGCCTCACCGATCTGCCGCTGCCCATCCGCTCGACCTGGTCGCCGGCGAACTGCCCGGCCAACGCCCTGCCCTGGCTGGCCTGGGCCTTCGGCGTGGAGGACTGGGACACCACCTGGAGCGAAGCCCAGCAGCGCGCGGCCATCGCTGCCAGCCTCACCATCAAGCGCACCAAGGGCACCATCGGCGCGGTCACTTCGGTGGTGGCCGCGCTGGGCCTGCAGGCCCGCGTGCAGGAGTGGTTCCGGCAGCAGCCGCTGGGCGCGCCCTACACCTACAAGCTGATCCTCACCGTCACCCAGGTGGGCTTCACGGCCGAGCAGCTGAACCGGTTGATCGAGGTGATCAACCGCGCGAAGAACGTGCGCTCGCACCTCTCCGAGATCGAGATCGACGTGGAGAGCCGCTGCGACACCTACGCCGCCGCGGCGCTGGCCATCGGCCACGAGCTCACGCTGCCGAACTACCAGTACGACCCCGGCGTCCAGCAGCTGCTCGACGGCAGCTGGGCGCTGGACGGCACCCAGAACCTGAGCGGCCTGCGCGCCGTCTGAAGCATGACCACCCTGACCCCCGTCAATGAGCTGACCGCCGTGCCGCAGCTCGAACGCACCACCGTGGCCGAAGGCGGCGCCGGCCGGCCGATGAACACGCAGGCCCAGGCGCTGCTGAACCGCATTCAGTACGTGCTGGACACGCTGCTGCCGCTGAAGGCCGACCTGGCCAAGGCCGTGCTGCTGCTGTCGGACACCGACAGCGGCCAGACCCTGGTGGACGCGGCGCAGCAGCCGGTCTCGCTGGACAACGCGCCTGCGCCGGCCGGCGCCACCGCCATCGGCGACACCATCGGCGACGTGCTGTCCGCGCTGGCCGAAGGCCTGCACGACGTGATCCAGACCCCCAACCAGGTGCTGATCACCTTCAACACCGACGGCACCGCCACCTTCAGCCTGCCGCAGGACATCGGCCTGACCAGCTCGCCGCAGTTCGCCACGCTCAAAGCCAGCCACCTGCAGGGCATGACCGTGAAGCCCACCGTCGCGCTGGGCACCGGGGCGGGCACCGCGGCCACGCTGGACCTGGTGCACGGCAGCGACATGATGTTCCGTGTGGACCTCACCACCGGCAGCGCGCCGGTGGCCGGCGCGACGATCTTCTCGCTGA